AGTAGACTTCCAAGACTCGGAGACGAAACCACTCACAAAGTCAGTACGATAAAGTAGCGCGTTCTCGAAGTTTCGAAGATACCCGCCAACGTCGACAAACCAATCGACGACGAACGAGTATGGAGTTAACTCCCAAGCAATCGAAACCGGATTCAGGCTGGTGAACCCAGCAAAAGAATCCAAGGCGCTCTGAGTAAAGGCAAATTGAGCCCAGACTTTGCAACGATACGATCTCTCGTAATCTTGCTGGATCCGGACGGTGTCTTGCCCGTTCCCAGAGGTACTGGAGGTCCTGATGACGTTCTTAGCAGAACCCTTGGTATAGAAATACCGAGGGCCGGTAGGAGCTTTCATCAGGCGGTCCGCGGTTCCGTATATGGAAGAAGCCAGAGGCTTCCAACCATACGTGAACTCGAGCCACAGATTTCCCCAGTCCTTAGGGTTAGACCGACGCATCTTGCGAAACGTCGTTGCGAGGTTAGCCATGCCACGCAAGGTATCGGCAATCATCTTCCGGGACTTGTGAGCCTCGGCGAAGTCGATACTTAAGTCTACGTCACCTCTGATCGAATCGTACAGCCTGCCCAGGGCAGAGTTATACGTCGAGGTGTCGAAATCAGCGAAGAGAGGGGTCGGTTGTCCAGTAAGGACTCCCGAACTTACATAGCCGTTTCCGCTTCTGTCATAAACAGACTTGGAGCCGACATATGTCCCGTTGCTGGTTTTTACGTACTGGTGAGGATTGGGGTGCTTGCGATCCCCATTCACCGACGACCACGAACTGAGATATTCCATGCGGATATCCGTTATCACCTGTTGGAAGGTGGTTTGGGAAGGTCCTGGAAGCCCAGTAATAGTGGTAGTGTTATTCATCGCCTTCTCGAATTTGAAATCGAAAAGAGGATGAGACAAGGGCCGATCGGGCCTTGGAGGTCGGTAGAAGTGGCGCATGCGCTTAGCATGCACTTTTCGACGCTTAACAACCGCTGAAGAAACTCCATTTCGAGCTTTCGCTCGTAACACCTTAAGGATAGCTCGCTTGCGAGCTTCCGGTGAGAGAAACTTCAGATAGGGATGAGCGTCTAACAACCGTCGATCTCTAACACGAAGTTCGTCGCGCTTCTTATGAAATATTTTACGTTTCATAACGTCCTTTGCTTAGTTGGTTGCCCAACTTGCACTGAAGCTGGGGACGGCGACAGGTTCACGACAGCAATTTCGTGACCTTCTAGACAGAAAAACTGTCTAGCGTTGCTTCTCTTCGGGGGTAAGAACCTTATCCCTACTAAAGAAGCACTTCACTAGTCATGGATCGAATCCTAGCTCTTACGAGCGACTAGTAGGCGCGGCTTTCGCGCCTAGATGGGGTCTCCATCACCATGCCTGGTGATGGG